AACTGTTGCTCCATCTAGAATCTGGACTTCTGTATTGGTCAGATCAGCAAGAGAAGAAGCTGTCCCTGAACTCATCGTTGCGAGTTCTGTTAGTTCAGCGTCTAGCGGTTGTTTAGTTGTATCTGAATAATTTTTTGTCGCTGCATCCTGTGCTGCTGTTGGATCAGCAACTTCAGTAATCTTTCTATTGTTAGCTGTAGGAAGACCAGTAGTAGGAGATAGGGATACTCCTTTATTCTGAATATCATCTAGTTCTTGGGCGTTATATAAATGCTGAAGGTTGCTGGTGTCTAGATCTCCTGCTGTAAGAGTTGAACCATCTGCATAATCAACAAGAACTCCTGTTAGAGGTGTAATTCTTCTGACTTCTACAACCACTCCATTATCAGGAGCACTGGCTAGACGGATTGTTGATTTGTTCGGCTCAAAGGTAAATGAGGTATTTACATAGTTGACATATACCTTTACATGATCCTCATTGATATAAGGAAAGGTGATATTGAAATCGGTCTGTGACCCATTCCCTGAGTAAGTGTCGAATGCGTAGGCCATAGATCAGTTACTGATTGAGTTGACTAGAAAATTGACGAGCAGTATTCCTATTCTGCCCCATATTATCGGTTTGACGATATTGATCTGGATGAGGGCCTCCTTCTCTAAAGAGTTTATATTGTTCATTGTTGTTTAGTCTTCTCTGCTCAATCAGTAATACTTCCATTTTGTATGGGTTGTTGACGTCTGTTCTAAATTTCTCCTTAGCAGCCTTCTTATAAGCATTAATAACTTCTTCTAGTCTAAGTTTCCTTGTATAGCCATCTTGGACATCCTTTGAATCTATTGGATGATTAATGTAGTTTAACTTTCTATATTGTGTATCTTTTGTGATTACCTGGTGTAGAGCTTCTGCAAGGTTTAATCCACCAAATTCATCTAGCTTCATTGAATAGATATAAGATTGATATTGTTGGAAGGCAGGGTAACTCAGATCAATTCCCTTACCAAAATCAGTTGGTCTAGGTGGTGCGAAGACATTTCCTTTTTGGGAAAGTCTCAGCATCTCTTCCATTACGATTACATTCTTCGATGTTGAAGGTGGGAATCCAGAATCTGTCTTCTCACTCTTACCTCCAATACCGTATTCACTAACTAATCCTCCAGCCATACTTCTCCAGGTTGCTTCTGTTAGACGGAATAACCAAGGAGCATCTTCTCCAGGCATTTCACCGCTACCTAAGAATCCAGGGTTATAAAGAGGTTCTCCTGTTATCCAGTTAATTCTTGGTGGAAGCTTATCGGAGAAGCCAGGAGTGCTGTTCTTCAGCTCATCTAAGAACTGACTTCCAAAGCTAGAGAATTTAGTAAGGAGATCTGATGCAGCATTACCTGTGAAGTCCTGTTGACTATTGAAATAAACATCTAAACCGTTTGCATCAACTCCTTTCTCTAACCCATTCTCCCAGTCAATAACGATTGGTTCTTGTGTAGTAGGAACAAACTTTTTCCCTGGATCATAAGCTTGCCTTATCTCTCGCAGTTGAGAGCTGCGTGGAGCAAAGCTGAGGATGAATCGCTGAACGCCTCGTTCAAATTTGCTTCTCTCTCCTACTTCTAATTCTCTTCTTCCATATCCACTATCAGAGAATTGATTCACAAATCCCATGATTCCTTGGTAATAACTAGCTGAGAATCTGTTCTGTATTACTTGTGCAGCTAATGATGCTGTTAAAGCAATACCTGCATTATCTCTTTGTTCTTGACTTAAATCTGCATACAACATCTTGTAATCGGCCATTCCTGCAAGCAGTGTCGTTGCTGGTTCAAATGCTCTATAGGAATGCCATCTTCCATACCTCCATTCTCCATTTGAATCTTTCCATCTATGCCTCCAAGAAAGAGGAGGACGTTTTGCCATTTCCCAGGCTTTCCTCATCCCAGGATCATTCGGCCCAAATCCTGTCCATTCAATAGGAAATTCATCGTTAAACATTGCTCCACCAAGGAAGCCTAGAACGACTGATCCTGTAGCAACTTCACCTTTCCATCTATTAGAGATGTATCCACTTTCATGTAGAAGATCTCGATAGAAAGTGTCAGTTGTCATGTTCAAGCCTGGAATCATTCTTATAGCTTGTTTTGTGATATCTCCAGGGGTTCTATTGAATGGTTGAATAAAGCTTGCTGCAAAGCCTAATCTGCTTGCTTGTACGTGCCCCCACCATTGAGGAATCTTCGACCAACCCGCAGTCATAGAAGGAGTTAAATCTCCTACTTCTGGAACATCAGCAAGAGTTTCTCCTTTCTTTAATCCTTTGGTGTCTTCACCTAATCTTGCTACTCTGTTATATAACTGAAGAGCTTTATTTGATACTTTTCCATCTCTATATGCAAGTGCAAATTCATCAATAGCAGCTTCATCTACTTCTCCTCTTGCTCTTGCTAATTCTGCACCAAAGCCATAAGTTCTTTGTCCTACACGAGCACGAATATCGTTAGTGAAAGTTAATATCCTGCCTATTTGTATTGCTGTCTCATCTTTCATTATTGCGTCTGAAATTGTTTCTCCATTAACAACTGCATCTGATGTATAGAACTTGACTTTTGCAGCGGCCCATCTGTCTGCAAATTTCCATTGTTCTTCTAATGGAAGACCTTTTCTTTGTGCTTGAGCCAATCCTTCTTCTAATCCAATTGTGTGAAGTAGAGAGTTGCCAACTAAAGATTTTTGTAGGGTCTCTAATGCTTGCATTCCTCTTATATCCATTGTTCCTGCTTTCCATGCAATAGTCAGGAATCTGCTTATAGGGCTATCTTTTAATTCTCTAAGGATTGGGCGTTGATTTAAGTCGTAGGAAGGATGAGTTTCTTTTAGTTGATAAGCACGATTCTGGTTGTATCCATCTAAATCAACCATGTCTCCAGCCCATGCTCCAACACGACGCTTGGGATCGTATAGAGCCATTCCTGTCTCTAATGATTTACCTCCTAATCTCAGTGCTCCTTCTGCATAACGCATATAAAATTGATATTGCTGCAATGCAAGATTCGCTTTCCTCAAATTTCCTGAAGCTGCTTCTATACCTGCATTAAATAAAGGCTCAACAGCCAGTCTTGGGAATACAGCCAACTGGACGCCCCAAGTCTTTGATGCACTAAGAAGTTGGTTAACTCTCCAGACAGCTAAAGCTTTTCCTACTCTTTCTACTCTATCTACTTTCTTAGGTGCTTTCTTGATCGGACTTGGGCCATCAATAAATTGCTCAAGGGTTTTCATTCCTGCGGCTTTGTCACTATCAGCAGCAATGAAGGCAAGTTGATGAGCTATAGATTCAGCTTCTGGAGTCCATTCTCCAGTCTCAACAGCTTGTCTATATTCTTCTGGCAAATTCTGATACAGCTCATCCTTCTGGACTTTGGCATTGAGGTCTTCGACTATTCCAGCCTTATCTAATCTGAGGCTTCCATTAACAGGGTTAATACCTTTAGCGTTAATAGGAGCTTGTGTCGAAGCTAGTAATTGACCTGCTGCTCTAGTCCAAGTTCGATATGTCCTTACATATTTAAGAGAAGTCTCTAAAGATTCTTCAAGGCTTTTAGCTGTTGCTGCATAATCAATAGAACCATTCGCTTCTGCATTCAGCATTTGCCTTG